CTTAAAAGTAATTAGCACACCAGTTGATCTAGTGCAAATTGGAAGGTTTGGTAAAAAGACTCCATAAAAACTTGCTTTTTAAAGCCGCATTATGTTATAATTTTATTAGGTTTTTGGTCGTAATTCTGCACAAAAGAAGCACACTACGTATTGTGTGCTTTTTTTTTATCTTAAAAATGGCACACAAAAAACAGTGTGCCGAAATAATTTCAGCACACACAACAAAAAAGGAAACGTAATGAAACAAAACGTAAAACTGAAGCTGGTAGATACTGCTAAAGAAACAGCAGTTTCTACTGGTAAACAGCAACGTGTAAAATTGCAGAAAGGCTGTACTTTAGTGCAAAGACCAAACAGCCCTTTTTGGCATTTGAACATTGCTGTAAAAGGCGAAAAACCAGTTAGATGCTCTACTGGTAAAACTGCTTTTGAAGATGCTAAAACTTTTGCATTTGGAAAACTTGCAGAAATTAAGCACAAACAAAAAGGCGGTTATGCAGTACACAAAACAACGTTTGAAAAAGCAGCAGACGAGTTTGTAAAAGACTGCAAACAACAGGTTGATACTGGTAATATGAAAGCAACAACTTTTGCTTTCTACGTGCAAACAACACGTAACTATATCAAGCCATATTTTGTAACAGAAAAAAAGATGAGTATTGATACTGTTACAAACAAGACATTGTTAGACTTCCAAAAATGGCGATTAGCAAATCCTAAATTTACGAAGCCTAGCACTGCAACACTTAATAAAGAAGAAGGTGTTTTGTGCAGATTATTGAACTTTGCACAAGACAAAGGATACATCAAAGAAGTGCCTACTCTTAAAAAGACAAAGATAAAGAGTACACGTTTTCCGCACTTTACCAAAAAGGAGTTTAAGCAGTTATTGCGTAAGTTGAACTCTTTTATTGATGCTTCGCCAAATGGTAGTATTAGGCAGACACGTTCTAATATGTACAGTGCGATAACGATACTTGCAAAAACAGGTATGCGACCACACGAACTTTTACCTGATACAGAAAAACAGGCAAAAGGCTTACGTTGGAGTGATGTTGAGTTTGGCACAGATAAGAAGACAAAGAAGAAATTTGTCAAACTTACTGTTAGACAAACTGCTAGCAAAACTGACAAAGCAAGAACAGTGTATGCAGATAAAATTGCTTACTGGCACTTTTTAAGATTGAAAGAAAAGTGCAGTGATAGATGGTCTGCAATTACTAAGGTATTTGACAGTGATTTTAGACGTTCATTTAGAACGTTTTTAACGTGGGCAAATATGAAGACAAATGCTGATGGTGAAAACTACTGTATGTACAGTTTAAGGCACAGCTACGCAACGTGGAAAATTGAAGAAGGAACACCAATTGAACAACTTGCGACAGTGATGGGCAATTCACCACAAATCATACACAAACATTATTCGCACGCAATGGCGAGTAATTTTAAAGAAAACTTTATCTAATAGAAACAGCAACAATGGAAGGTATTAAATTACCTTTCATTGTTGTGACTATCTAAAATAAATATCTAGCTGGCACTGCACAACTCTATCTCTTGCCATATTGATTTGTTGTGCGTGTTCACTCTCCCGCAAGGTTTTGACATCTCAGTGCCAGCACTAAACAAAGGAACAGAATGAAAAACAGAATAGAAAAACAATGGTTAGAAGTTTTAAAACAATTTGCAGATGTATATTGGGACAATGAAATAGAACAAGCACACGACCTATTTGATACATCATATCCAAACAAAGACGATAAAGACTACATTAAAAAAACTACTTTTTTAGACAATGCTAAAAGAGCAAAGCTACAGATGCTGAAATATTTGGCACAAAGTAAAAGTGGTGCATTACATCCAACTGGTGAAAATTCACAAGAAGAAAAAACAGAAGCAAGCAAGTTAATACAACTGGCTGAAAACAGAATAAAAGAACAGTAATGTTTAATGGCTTCAATACCTTTCAGAATATTTTTAGATACGCAGAACATTATCTCGCAACAAAAGACCCCACCCTTTCACGTTGAACTTTGCGACTGGTTAGAACAAACAAACAAAGATAGCAGACGTTTGTTGCAAGTGTTTAGGCACGGCGGCAAAAGTTACATTATTGGTGCTTACGTTTGTTGGAACTTGTTGCAAAATCCTAATTGGACTTGTCTGCTTATAAGTGCGAAAAGAAACTTAGCACTACGTAACAGTTTGTTTATACGTTCAATGATAGAAAACCACCCACTGTTACAACATCTAAAAAATGATCTATACACTTGGAAGTCAGAAACATTTACAGTTGAACGTGATGTTATGCAGTTGAACCCGTCTGTAACTGTGTCAAGTTTAGGTGCAAGTTTTACAGGTTATCACGCAGATATGATTATTGCAGATGACATTGAAACTTCCGACAACTGTGTATCACAAGCACAAAGAGATAAAATTAAAGAACGTGTAAGTGAATTTGGAAAACTATCAAATCAAATATTATGTGTTGGAACTCCACACACTGAGGATACAATTTACAATCATTTAGAAGGTGTTGGATACAAAAGTAAAAAAATACCTGTTGTTAGAACTAGACAAAAAAGTTTACCCGATAGCAGTATGGAAGATGAAGAATATCTTGCTTGGCAAAATCACCCACAAGGTATGTTTACACACAAATGGTTAGAACAACAACGTAACGAAACAACAGAAGGTGATTTTAATTCGCAGTATATGTTAGTACCGCAAACAAGTTATCAACCTTTGGTTAAATTAGAAAACATCAACTACTACAATGATGACTTTGTTTGGAACTACGTATCACAACCACTTGGCAACTATATTGCAGACTGCAAACTTGGTGATCATAAAATACAAAAATTATGTGCGGCTTGGGACAGTGCAACTGGACTGAAAGGAAGAGATAACAGTGTGCTTAGTGTTTGTGCAAAAGACGATCAAAACAATGTATTTGTACACGATGTAAAAGTTTTATCAGCAGTAGATGATGATAGAAACTTTGAAACACAATGTGCTGAAATTATTGCTACCTGTGCAAAACACAAAATATCACACGTTTATGTAGAAGAAAATTTTAGCAGTGCATTGGCAAACGAATTGAGAAGAACAGCACGTAAATTGAAACTTGCAATTAATGTTGTGCCTCACTTCCGTAATCAAAACAAACTGCATTTTATTGCACACACTTTAGAACCTATAATAAAAGTAGGCAGATTATATGTACATAAAAGAGTTGCTGAAACCACACCTTTTTTAGATGAATTGCAAGCATTTCCACGTGCCAAACAAGACGACTGTATCGATGCAACAAGTGAAGCAATAAGTCATTTACCCGAACTAGCAGTTGATATTAGTAAAGTCGCAAAAATTCACAATCCACTCTCACCTGCTTTGCAAACATTTTCAATTAACAAACGAATCCAATAACAAAGACGAGGTTTGGAATAAATATTTTTACTTTGTACAAGATTATTTATAAAAAATTTTTTTTATATATACACACGCACGTGCGAAAGAGATTTTAAAAAGGAGTAAATTTTATGTGTGCACCACCAATAGTTAGTAGACCTTCGCCACCGCCAGCACCAGCACCAGCACCGCAACCCGAAGTAAGTAGACAAACTGGAGCTACAGACACTGCGAGAAGAGTTGGCAGAACATTTAGATCGGGTTCAGCTTCACAAAGAGGTAGAGGTGTTTTAATTAGAAGCAGAAATCCATTAGGTATCAGCAGAACACAAAGTAGAAATTTAGGAACAAGACGAAGTTTATTAACTCCAATTTCAATTTCAACTGAACCATTGAACGTAACAGTTGGGGGTTACTAATATGTGTTTTCCAACACCAAAAATGCCAGACGTTAGTGCACAAATAAAAGCACAACAAGAAGCATTATCAAAACAAAAAGAAGAAGAACAGTTGGCACAAAGAAATGCTGAAATGGCACAGGCAAGTGCAACTGCAAAAAGATTACAAAGAAGAAGAAGAGGAAGAGCAAGTTTAATAACACGAAGTGGCGGCACTGGAAGTTTAGGTATTTTAAATGAAACACCTACAAGCACAGGTATGCTTAGACCATTAGGTGAAAACTTTGCACAACTTTCTAATCAATAATGTCAATAGAAATCATAAAACAAACTTTTAGACTTGCAAAAGCCGCACGTGAAAAACACGAAGATGAAATAAGTGAAGCATACAAGTTCACAAGACCAAACAGAGATATTTGGCGAAACAGAGAAAGTGACACAGACAGAACTAAAATATTTGACTCTACTGCACCCGACAGTGTGCAAAACTTAGTATCAACAATTTTAAATTTATTAATACCTCAAAATCAACAATGGGCAACACTAAGCATTAGAGAAGATGTAAAAGAAGAAATTGCTAGTGATGTAAAAAGACTTTTAGACAGAGCAAACAGAACTGTTTTTAAAACAATAAGAGATAGCAACTTTTATATCGCAGCTTCGGAAAGTTTAACTGATGCTGTTATAAGTGGTTGCGGAGCAATTGGCTTGTATGAAACAGACACTGATATTGAGTTCATTGGAATACCAACATACCAACTTTATTTTTTAGATGATTACAAAGGTGAAGTTGACACTGTGTTTAGACAGCACGCACTCAGTGCACAATACATTGTAGAAAATTACAGAAACGTGCCCGATGAAATTAAGAAGCTGTCAAAAGAAGCACCACAAAAAACTGTAACAGTTACTGAAAGCTGTATGAGAATGACTGGTGACAAAGAGTTTACTTACACAGTAATGATTGGCAAAGAACTTACTCCAATATTCCAAAAGAAAATGACAACACAGATGTTTGTTGTTTTTAGATTTGGCAGAACAATTGGCGAAGTTTGGGGCGAGTCACCTGTTAGAATGGCACTACCACATATTAGAACAATCAACGAAGCACAGATGCTTGTATTACAGGCGGCAAGTTATGCAAGTTTAGGTGCGTGGCAAGTTAATTCAGAAACAAGTGTAAACTTTGGAAACGTAAAACTTCAGCCAGGCAGTGTTGTAACTGTTGATCAGCCATTGTCACCTATTCCATTTGCTGGCAACTTTGCAATTACAGATGCAACAATACAAGACCACAGACAGCAAATAAGACGTATGCTTTTCAACGATGTAATACTTCCGCCCGAACAGTCACCTACAATGACAGCAACAGAAATACAAATAAGACAAGCAGAATTTTACAGAAGATTAGGTCCATATGGCTTACGTTTAGAGCAAGAATTTTTAAGACCAGTAATCAGCAACTTAGTTAAAAGACTACAAATGAAAGGTGCTGTGCCCGAATTTGTGTTGGATAGACAGGCTTTTGAAGTAATTGTTAATTCAGCTGTAAAAAGAGGAATAGCACTAAGTGAAATAACACGTGACATACAAATACTGCAAGTGGTGTCACAACTTGGCGAACAAGCATTGGCAAACATCAACATCACAAAACTAGCACGTAAAATATTACGTGATGGTGATATGTCACCCGAAGTTTTACGTGACGAAGCAGAAATTGATTTGATGATGGAACAGCAACAGCAACAGCAAAATGTTCAACAAGTTGCCCAACAAATTTTACAAGAATCTCAGCAAGGTAATAACCAAAATAACCAAACATAAGGTAGGAATACCGAAGTTAAATACACTACAATTTTTGTAAAACAGAAATGAAACAAAGAGAACTACAAGAGCATTACAAACGTGTATTTGAAACACCTAGTGGCAAAGTGGTGTTGGCAGATTTAGAACGTATCACAAACACAACACGTGTTACAGCCGACAGTCCAAATCCATATTCAGCAATATACATTGTTGCACAACAACAGCTGATCAAACGTGTGCGAAATATGTGTTTAATGAAAACTGTGGAACTTAACAAAAAGGACTAGACAATGACAGAAAACAACACAGCAACAGAAGTTGCAGAAACAAAACAAGCCGCCCCACAAGCACCAGCAGAAACAACGACAACAGCAGAACCAAACAGCAGTCTGTTGGCAGATGCTAGTGTAGAAACAACAACAGAACAGCCAGCAGCTGAAACTGCTAGACCCGAATGGTTGCCCGAAAAATTTAAATCAGCAGAAGATTTGGCAAAGAGTTATGTGGAGTTAGAAAAAACACTTGCAGACAAATCACCTAAAGTGCCCGAAGAATACGACTTTAGTTACACAAAAGAATTTGGACTTGCTGATATGGACGACACTTTAAAAACAGAAGTTAACACTGCGTTCAAACACGCACGACTTACAGACCAGCAAGCAAAAGAAGTTATGGCACTGTACAGTGATCAAGTAAACAAGCTGACTGAACAGTTACAAAATGCACCTCGTA